GCGAGCGCGTCGCCGACGTCGGGCGAGCGGACGCCGCGGCGGCGCATCTCCTCCTTCGTCTCCAGACGGAGCTTGCCGTTGACGTTCGGCTTTTTCTTGATGACGGTGAGGTCGTCGAACAGCTCGGCATTGTTGGGCAGCTCGACGTTGCCCTCCAGCCAATCCTTCATCTCGCCCCACATCTCGCAGCGCAGGTTCGAGTAAAGCTCGCGGTTGCCTTCGTTCGGCGAGGCGCCCGTGTTCACGCCCCACACGTTGTCGGCGTAGCCCATGTCCTCGATAGTCTCGACGACGCCGACGCCCATGCCCAGCTCTTCGACGACGACGTTCGCCTCCAGGCCCTCTTCGCCGCGGTACATCTTGATTTCTTCGACGATGCCGCGCGCAAAGTCCGTCGTGCGGGACCCGTTCAGGATTTGGATGCGGGAGCTGACCTTCCGGCCGCGTCGCGGCACGAGCACCGACCTATCCCCACGACCCACGTCGGCGCCGACGATCAGCGGCCAGCGGTAGAACATGGGAATGTCCCGTTCCTGGGCAGCGGTCACTAGCGCCGGCGAGATGAACTGCGTCGCATCCGTGCGCGGCGGGAGCCCAAGGACGCGGATCCGGTACTCGTCGCTGTCCTTGCCGAACTGCCGCTCCATGTCGGCGATGTACCCGGGGTCCACGAACGGCGACGCGCTGCAGGGGATGACGAAGCTCTTCCAGAAACCGCGCGCTTCGTCGCCTTCCTTGCGCGCCTTCAGCTTCCCGTGGACCGCGTCGTAGAAATATCCCTCCGTCCGCGTGCTGTTGCCCAGCAGCAGCCAACGGGCGCCGCGCGTCGACATGGCGCCAGCGAACGAGTTGAAGATCGCCCGCGCGATCGCCGACGCTTCGTCGAAGACGCCGAGAACGTGGTCTTCGTGCGTGCCGGCGAACGCCTCCGGATTGTGTTCGGACCATGCCAGGGCGACAGCCTGAGCGGTCGGGTCCTTGAACATCGTGAAGGTCGACTGCTTCCACTCGAACCAATCGCGATTTTTCGCCCGCTGATTGGTCTTATTCAGCTCGCGCCACAGCTTCGTGGTGAGCTGGTCTTCCGTGTTCGCCGTCGCGACGATTGCCGGATGCGGCCGCGTCGAGATGAACCAATGGATCGCGTCGGCGCCGAGTGCGGTCTTCCCGATCCCGTGTCCGGTGCCCGCCGCGGTGCGCTTGTTGACGACGATGCTCTTTTCGAGCTCGAGCGTCGCGGGGTTCGGCTTCCGCCCCAAGATGTCGAGACGGTAGCCCGTGAAATCATCCTTGTACGTCCGGGCAACGTACTCGATGAATTCTGGCGAACAGGCGCCGCTCACCGCAGGACGTGGTAGGACAGGAGCGCGGCGCCGCCGATGAACGCGGCGAGTCCGACCACAAGGACGATGCAGCCCTGACTTGTCGCCTTGTCGCCGCCAGCTGGGTCGTCGGACATGCCTCCGGCGAAGATCATCAGCGCGCCTATGCCCGCGACCGCGAGCCCGACGATAAGCAGAAATCCCCCCAGCATGTCGCAGCCCCCCGGCATTGCGTGACGGGCGCTTGGTCAGCCCGTGGGTGCATAAAATACCCACTTCGCGCAAAATGACAACGCCCGCTGCCGCGAGGCTTCGTCGCCGTAGCTGTGCGCCACGCCCGCCACCTGCCGCTGCCCGTCGAAAAGATGCGCGCTCGCGAACCGCTTTCCCGGCCACGACGGGCCCGCGTCGCGATCGTCGAACTCTAGCCGCAAGCCGTTCCGCGCGGCGCGAGCTTCAGCTTCGGCGACGGTCAATTTCCGCCTTCAGCTCGGCGAGCTTGGCCGGGTGCATGACGATATGGACCACTCCGTCTCGCTCAAACTGGACTGCCTTTTCGGCGGGCAGGTAGTAGGTCCGAATGCGTTGCGGGTGCCCCTGGCGGCGACGTCGCGCGGCGCGAGACGGCGAGCGCACTTCCGACCAATCCTCGAACGGGCCGTCGAGGAGATGCGGGTTGGAGTGCAACTGCAGGCCCGGCACGGCTTTCGCCCAGCGCGACAAGTAACCCAGCTTGTCGAGCGTGAGGACGTCCTCGTCGGGCTTCACGGGTTGTCCTTCCAGTCGCGCAGGCCCTCGACGGCCAGCGTCTCCCAGCCGGGCGCGAAGGCCACGCGGACCGCGTGCGTGCGCCGGCCAGGGACGCGAACGGCGACCCCAATCTTCCGCTCGGCGTCGTACGTGACGAACGTGACGTTCGTCTTCCCCGGCTCCGCGATCCCAAGCTCGCGCTCGAAGAAGTCGACGTAGCTCTCCATCGGCATCGCGGCGGTCATGCGTAAGGCCCTATCCCGGCCATTTCGCGAAACACCGTCCGCGTGTCAGCCTCCGCGCAGGAGAACTGCTCCTCCGCGTTCGCGAACCTTTCCTGCGCGGCTCTCAGCGCCTCGCGCGCATCCTGTCGCTCCGTGAACGCGTCGCCCAGTCGCGAGACCGCCTGTTCAATCTTTTTGCGTTCCTCAGCGGTCATCTCTCGCATCGTCTTCTCCTTGGCTGTCGAACGGATTGCCGAACGGGTCGCGCGGCCGCTCGATCGGCACGCGCTCGGAAACATCGGAAATCGGAGGGCGCGCGGATTGGGACACAGGTACGGGACAGGTACCGGCGCCGGGACCCTGAAGCTGATCCCCCCCCGGGGGGTCGTCCGCCGGAGGCAATGCCAGCGCCTCAATCGTCCGCAAATCCTCTTGCAACGTGTCCGACATTGCGGGCGGAATGTCGGACAATCGGGCCTGTCGCGCTTGGTGCACGCTCTCAATGATCGCTTGCGCTTGCTGCCCATTGACCGCGACGCCGACGTTGACCTGAACGCCAGGGCCGCGCGGCATGAGCCCGGTCAATTCTACCAATGAATTCGCGGCCTTAATGCGGTCTTTGCGTAGCGCTTCGGTGTCGCCAGCTATCTCGACAAGCGTGCGGATCGCGACCGGCAAACAGGCGTGGGCGAAGGTCGAGCAGCGCGCCAGGATCGCATCGCCGACGCGCTTGCGGCACAGCATTCTGGACGCTTCGACGTGGGCCGATCCATCGGGACAGCCAGCTTCGAGGGCGGCTTCGCGAGCCTTTCCACCGTTGCCGATGAACGCGTCCACGAAAATTCGCTCGCGCTCGCTGAGGGCGGACGTGCCACTTACACTGCCCGTCGCCTCTTGTGTCTCATTCACGGTCGCAATGGCGCGGCTTATCTCCATCGTCGTGGGCATCTCACGCACCCAATGCGACGGTCAATGCTGTAACCGAACGTAACCCGAATTTCCCTAGAGACAGTCTAACAATTAAATGTGTCTGACATACCACTATATATGTCCGACAAATTTAAACTCTGTATGCTCTCTAGGGAATTCAGGGTTACACTCGGTTACAAAAGCAGCCAGACAGGCAGGTCTTCAGCACCTTGCTTGCGCTCGATCTTGAGTTCCCAGCCGAGTTCAGCGAGCACCATTTCGACGCCTTTGCGCTGGCCGATTTGGGCTGTGGTCGGATCAATTTGCAGCGCGTTCTCAAGCACTTCGTCAACGGTGACGCGGTCGCGGCCGGACAGCCAAGGCTCGACCGCTCGCCGGTATGGATGCTCGCCTTCATGTTGGTGCGCGACCACGCGCGGACGGCCTCGCGGAGTGACGTGAACGATTTCCGGCGCGTCGTCTTTGTCCTGGACGAGCGCCAGTGGCGGCAGTGAGGGCTTCTCAGCGACCCAGCGCTTCAGGATTTTCGTTATGAGTGAGGAGGTTGAGCGGTCATCGGCCACCGCATACGCCTCCAGCGAGCGCTTCAGCTCGCGATTGATCCGAATTGAGATCGTGGCGTCTTGGCTCATGGTCGTTCGCTCCTGTTGTGCCGCGTTGTAATACATTGACGCACAAACGACTGCAATGAGCGCTTGACTTGCGTGGGTATAAAATGTACCCGTGAGCGCTGGGCGTGTAATGCGCCCGCTCACAGCCAAGGAGTGAAACCCGATGCCAAAGACAGTCATCGAAGTGCAGACGAAAGGCGACGCCTCGACCATGCCGGGAGGGATCGCGCTGCGTGCCCATCCGGGCGGCGGGTCGTTCATGGTTCAGGACTTCTACTTCCAGCGCGACGGAGAGCGCACCTACAGCTGCGGAGCCTATGACCTGACGCTGGTCGAAGCTCTGGAGGAGTTCCACCGTCGAGCAAAGCGCGCCGAGCGATACGACGCAGGTGGCGCGCTGCTGCCGGAGACGGTGTCAGGCCGCGAGATGCCGCAACAGGTGACAGCATGAGCGCCGCCTTTGCACCGCGCGAAGTCAGCGCCGCCGTGGAGCTGATCCGCGACGCGCTGGGCGAGCGCTTCAGCTGCAACGCCGTCCGCATCGTGAGCGATGACGAAATCGCAATCGAAGACGACGCGGGCGAGGATTGGTGCATCATCGTGCGGGAGCCGGGAGCATGAGCGCGCGCCTCGCGTCGCTCCAGATGAGCGTTGGCCGCGATTACGAGACGGCCACCCGCTACGAATTCGTTCTGTACGATGACGATCGCGTGATTGCTCGCGCGGGCGGGTTCGCATCGCGCCACCAAGCCGCGAAGGGAGGCCGCTGGAAAGCTCAGCAGCTGCTCAACGGTGGCCGCGCATGACCGCCCGTCAACGCCGTGCCGCATGGCTCGAAGCGGCAAACGAGCGTCGCCAGCGCGAGGCGCGAACCGTCGCAATAGCGTCGTTCGTCATCTTCGCACTCGCGTTCGGCTTCGGCCTGGGGCTCACCACGGTCGAGGGCGTGAACGAGGTTTTCCCGGTCATGCTCACGGTCGTTGCGTTCTGCGCGCTCGTCCTGGGCGTCGCCGCGGCCGGAGAAGCCTGAAACTGACGCGCTCTGGCGGGCCGGTGCGATCGACCCGCCTAACCGCATCAGCGGACCACAGCCAGGAGAACGAGAATGCAAATTCTCATCACCAAGGAAATCAACGCGCAGCTGCTCGCGAACGGCCAGCGGGCGCTAGAGGGCAAAGACACCAGCAACACCAAGCCGGTGCTGAAGCTGTTCAACCCATGCGGCGGCGCCACGTGGCTAATCAGCGAGCGCGATCCTGAAGAGCCGGACCTGTTGTTCGGGCTTTGCGACCTTGGGTTCGGATGCCCTGAGATTGGCCGCGTGTCGCTCGCCGAGATTGAGGCGCTGCGCCTTCCGTTCGGCCTTCGGATTGAGCGGGACATTCATTTCAAGGCGACGAAGACGCTCATCGAATACGCCGACGAAGCGCGGGCGAAGGGGAGCATCGCCGCCTGACTGCAACCCCAGCGGGCGACGTCAGAGGTCGCCCGCTCAAGATGCAGCCACGCATCGCCCACAGCCAGGGAGCAACACGATGACAGTCGAGGAATTCTGGAACGACCACCAATGGGTCAGCACTTGCGGAGTGTGCGGGGAGCGGATCGAAGGCAACCCGCCGCGTCCGACGGACAGCAAGGGCATCTACGACGAGGCCGGTTGCCGCCACGCCAGTTGCATGCGGACCAGCGACCGCCACCGCCAAGAAATCGAGCTCCGGCTTAAGTCGCCCAAGCGCCCAGGCGCGGTCGACGCCCAGGACGTCAATCACCTGCCGCTGTTCGTCGCTGCGAACGAGCCGACGCTGCTATGACCCGCTCCAGCAAACGCGAGGTCCGCAACCCGATCCTGGCGCTACCGAGCGCCAAGCGCATCGAGGAGCTGTCCCCGCTCAACCGTGCGGCGCTGCGTGGCGTGCTGCTCGACATCGCCCAGGACGCGCGCCAGCGGGCAGACAAATGCTGGCGAACGCACAAGGCACCAATGGCCGCTTACTGGAAGGCGGTCAGCGTCTATGCGGGACACATCGCGCGGGTGCTGAAGTGACCCGCACGGACCAGCGACCGCAGCCGACTCCAACAATTGTTGTTGCATTCGTGCACTGTCCCGTTTCGAGCCGACGAACGGGTCCTTTACGTCGATCAATGACATGGTTGGTTCATAATATACCCGCCATGAAACCGGCGCTCGGGGAAAGGACGAAAAACGCAAATGGTTCATACGGTTATCAGTCAATTAAGCACGCTGGACCGGCCACAGCTGGAGCAGGTAATCAGCGAATTAGTGATTATGGCGGGAATGACCCCGCTGAAGCAGCTGGCTATGCCGCCGGCGGTGGAGGGAGTGCCGTGGACAGAGTGTTGGGAACGTGGACTAGACCGGATCGAGCGGCTGGGTCGGAAAGCCGCCTATCACCGCGCCGCGTAGAGCCGCCACGCGGCGAGGCCCAGCGGCAGGATCGCGAGGGCCGACGCTGTAGGGCTCCGCGTCAGCAGCGAGACGACGCACGCAGCGATGCCGATGCAGACAAGCGCCAGCGCCAGGTTGCGTTCGGTCGGGTCCATCGGCGCGCGCCTATAGCCGCATCCGGCGATTTCGTGTAGAGGGCCAAACGGACTTCACTGGCTGTGAAGGGGAAGCCCGCCGGGGAAACTCGGCGGGTTTCTTTATGCACGGACCAGGGAGCGCCGGATCAGACGAACGGGACGTCGTCTTGCGGTCCCACGACAGGCCCTGCCGGCGCCCGCTCGCGCCACCACTCGGGCGCGATGAAGACCTTCGAAACCTTGCCCTCGAACCGCTCGATGTTCGGTATCCAGCCGAGCGCGCGGAGGCACGCGCCAGCGATGCGAGCGTGCCGCGGTTCCTGCCGATCGGCGTCCAGCTTAACGCCGTCCTTCAGCACGCGAGCGACCGACACTTTCTCGACCTGCTCAGCCCGGAGCCAGCTTTCCAGCACCGGCTCCCACGGGTGAACCTCGCGGCGCTTCGCCTGTTCGGCCTTCGCTTCGGCAATGTCGTCGTCGCTATCGAGATGCCACTTCTCGCCGGCGACGAACGCGGCAACGGCTTCGGCCCATAGCTGATCGCGGTCGCGCAGGATCGCGTCCGTGTCGATGCGCGTCGTCTCGATAGGCCAGAAGCGCCGTGCGCCCGTCGGGTCGCGCAGATAGCCGCCCTCTTCCGGGTTCACCGTGCCCCAAAACACCGAGCGGCGCGGGACCTGGATGGGGAGTCGGCCGAACGGCGGGCGGAATTTGTCGACGAGGCGGGACAGGAACTGCTTCACGTCCTTGACGTCCGCCTTCGACAGCGCCGACAGCTCGGCCACTTCGACGCACCATGCGCCCTGCAGCTGCTGGAAGCTGTCCTTCGAATGAAAGTCCGGCAGGTGGTCGATGAAGAACCGATCCCCGAACAGGTAGCGCAGCGCCGTCGACTTGCCGGTCCCCTGATCGCCCTCCAGCACCGGCATTGTGTCGTTCTTGCAGCCGGGGCTGAGAGCCCGGGCGACAGCACCGACGAGCGACTTGCGGCCGACCGTGTGCGTGTACGTCGTGGCCGGCGCGCCGAGATAGTCGGTCAGCCACGTGTCGATGCGCGGCTTGCGGTCCCACTTCAGGCCCTGCAGGTACTCGGTGAGCGGGTCGAATTGGTTGCGCCGAGCGTCGGCTTCCATTTCGTCCTGGACGTCGCCCTTCTTCGCCTTGAAGCGCTCCGCGTGCATGATCCGCCGGAATTCGGCGACGTGGAAATCCTCGAGGCTGTTGCCGTCCAGCTCCATCTCTTTCGTGAGCTGGTTGAAGCGGAGCCGACCTTTGAGGAGGCGATGGTTCGCAATGTAGATCGCCACGCCTTCGACGTTGTTGCCGTCCGGGTTGCCCGACGACGCCATTGGAATTGTCGCGCGCCAGCTTTCGTCCTGCACCCGGTCGATGGGGATGATCGCCGCGCCTGGCTCCGCGTCCTCCGCTTCGACCGAGCGCATGGCGCCGATGACTTGGCCGGCGACGGCTTTCTCGCCTTCGCGCAGGAACAAGTCGTTGAAGTCCGTCCGGTCGCGCGCTTGCCCATCCTTGAACACGGGCAGGATCCAGCGACAGCCGACCGCCTTCGCAGCGGCTTCGGCTTTCTTCCGGCCGACGTTCTCCCACGCGCGACCTTGCCCGCGCTCATCCCAATCGCTCGGCGCGATCGCGTCGTCGTCGGCTGCGATCATCAGCGTTGCGAGCGGGCGGTGCCGTGCGAAATCCTTGGCGACCGGGACGAGGTTCGAGGCGTTGAACGCAGCGACGACTGAGACACCGGTCGCTTGCCAGATCGAGAACGCCGTCGCCACGCCCTCGCAGATGACGATGAGCGAGGCGTCGCCTTTGATCGAGAAGAACGTCCCCTCGACGCGACCGCCCTTCAGGAACGTCTTCTTCCCGTCGCCGTCGATCAGCTGCAGGTTGGTGAGCTGCGGCTGGCCGTTCATGTCGAACGACCACATCGGCACCGCGAGCAGCCGAGTCCCGTCGCGAGCGGTGAAGACGCGCAAGCCCCGTGGGACCGTGATCCCCTTGCGCTCCAGGTACGGATGCCCTTCGACGTCGCCGGACGAGCGACCCCATTTGTTGCTGGCGTCCTCCGCAATCTCGGCCTGGCGCGTCTCGCGAGCCTGAGCCGCTTCCGCCTTCATCTTCGCCTGTTCGCGCTTGATCGCGGCGCGCTCGTCCTTCGTCAGCTCGCCGCGCTCGGGATCATGGTAGAACCACTGATGCTGCTCGCCGAGCTTCCAGTCGCCGAACCAACCGACCGGATAGCGCCCCGTCTTCAGCTTGTAGAAGCCGTTGCCCTTGCCCGCTTTGTCGCCGGGAGCATCGAAGCGCACGAACCCCGGCGTGTCGGGCTGCACGGGTCCGTGGATGATGAAGCCGGCGCGCTCCATCTCCGCGCGAAACGCGCGTTCGACGTCCGATGATGAGGGGTCCGGGCGAGCGGCCATTAAATCCCCCGGCCGGTCGACGTGTGGTCGTAAAGGCGGCTCACCCGCGCGGTCGACTCCCGCACCGGAATGTCCTGAAAGGCAGCGTCCTTGACCAGCACCGGCGGGTTGTTGCCGAACATGGTTTCGACAGTTCCCGGCCGTGTCGCCATGAAATGGCGCCAGTCATCTGCGTTGAGATAGAACGCCTTTGGGAGACGCTTGCCCTTCCAGCGTAGGTCGAGAGCGGTCAGGGCCGCGGCCATGCGGTCAAGAATAGTCACCACGCCACCCCCTCAAATGTGCGACCGCTTCCTCCGGCGAGCGGAAGACCCCGTAGCGCCCCCCGGCGCGTTCGAATGCGATCTGAAACTTGCGCTGCTGCTCGGACTGCTGGCTGCGGCGGTCCTCAGTCTTCGCCTCCAGCGCGAAGCCGAACCCCAAGTCGCCGGCGCGCGCCACGCCGAGAATGTCACCCGAGCCGGGAAGCCCGAACGAAATCGGCCGCGCGTCGCGCAGCACGACCATGCCCGGCTTGATGGTCAGCGAGTAGCCGTTCGGCAGCGTCAGCCGCTGTCCCTGCCAACCCTGGCCCGTGTTGTTGCGCCACGCGAAGACGTCGGGCTCGGCCGTGACGCCGATGAGCCCTTCGGCAAGGATGCGCCGCTCGGAGGCCACTATGCCCGCCTCCGTTCGCGCGCGTAGGTCCACTTCTGCCGCATCGACCACTGGCGCATGGCCCAGCCGTTCTTGTACCCGCGCTGCTTGCCGAGCCTGATCCAGTCGCCGAGCGTCGCGCATGCGCGCTCTTCGGCCTTGCGCGCATCTTGCTCCCGGCGCTTGATGTCCAGCCGTTCGAGCTCGAACAGCTGACCCTCTTCGAACGAGACGGGCCGCTCGCGTGCGGGGAAGACGACGCCGCAGCCGGGACAGTGGTCGGCGGTCGACGGCGAAACCTGATAGCATTCGAGGCACTGGCGGACCGGCAGCGCATCGGACGGGCCCGACGCGCCGCGCTTGCCCTTCTTGCGTCCCTCCAGCGTCCAGGAGCGCTCGTCGTCCGGGAGCCCGTGCCGGAACGCGTTGCCGGCGTGATCGGCGATGACGGCGTGCGACTTGCCCGGCAGCACTCGCAGCGCTCGCCCTACCTGTTGCAAGTGTAGGGCGAGCGACTGCGTAGGCCGAGCGAGGCCAACGTATGAGACGTTCGGGACGTCGAACCCTTCGCCGAATAGCTCGCAGTTGCTGAGGATCGCAACGTCGCCGGCGCGGAAGGCGTCGACCGCGCGCTTGCGGTCGTTCCGGTTCATCGAGCCGTCGACGTGCGCCGCGCGGATCCCGGCCGCGACGAACGCCTCCGTCATCGAGCGGCTGTGCTCGCGGTCCACGGCGAAGACGATCCCCTGCAGCCCGTCCGCTAGCTTGCGGTACGTCTTCACGACGTCGCCGATCAGCTTGGCGTCCTTCATCACCGCCGCCAGGTCGCCGCGGTTGAAGTCGCCGCCCAGCACCTTGACCCCGGCGAGGTCCGGTTCGCCCGGAGCGAAGTACCGATATGGTGACAGATAGCCGTCGGCGATGAGCCGCTTGACGCTGGGGCCGACGACCAGCTCGTCGAAGTGATCCTTGAGGCCGCGTCCGTCGAGCCGCTCCGGCGTCGCTGTGAGCCCGACCGTCTTCGCCGTCTCGTGCCCGGAGAGGCACTTCGCCCAGGTCGCGGCGACCATGTGGTGCGCCTCGTCCGGGACGATGAACCCGGGAGTGTCGGCTTCGTGCAGCCGCCGCGCCAGCGTGTCGATCGCGCACAGCTGGACCGGAGCGAAGCCGTTGACCGGATAGCCGGACGCCATGAACCCGTGCGGGATGCCGGCGTCGGTGAATTTCTCACTCGTTTGGTCGAGCAGCTCGCGGCGATGCACGCAGAACCAAGACTTGATTTCCCGCTTCGCCGCGCCGCCGAGCATCTCGGCCGCAAGCACGGTCTTACCCGCGCCGGTCGGCTGCTGGAGGAGAACGCGAGCAACGCCAGCCCGAAGGCGGGCGCGGACACGCTCTAGGTCCGCTTCCTGATACCCCCGCAGCCCCATTAGGCCGCGACCCGCGCCGGCCGCGCAGTGCGCGCCATGCCCAACAGGAGATTGCGGAAGGGTTCAGGCGTCCCGATGCGCGGTGCGCTGTCCGTGCCGCCGCCGCGTGAGGCCACTTCGCCGCGGCGCTTCGCTTTCTCCAGCCCGATCCGCTCGACGACGATCGGATCCAGCTGCATTTCGCTTTTGCCCCAGCGGAGGGACGGAAGCTCGTCGCACCCGACGGAGTAGAGCAGCGTCGGCTTGCGTGCATGGTGGCCATAGCGCCCCTGTTCGACGCAGCATGTCCAGCCGCCCTCAAAGTCGGCGACGATCCAGCCGCCCTCGCGCGGAGGAGTGTTCAGCCCAAAGTGCGGCCACGCCCGCGATCCCCACGGATGCTCCAGCACCCCGCCCCACCGACGGACGGCCTTCAGTGCCGCGAGAAAGCAGCCGCCGTCGTCGCCGAGGCGCTTGCGTTGGCCGGTGAGTTTGATCGAGAGCGGCTGTCCCGCCCACAGCTTGCCCCAGCGCTGGCAGGGAGGGTGCGCCACGACCGGATGCGGCCCGGCGTAGAGACGAGCGTCGCGGGCTTCATCCCACGGGTCGACGTCAGTCAGGCCGTAATAGCAGCCGTTCGTTTCCACATAGAGCGCAGCGACGGTCCCCACGTCACTGCGGCGCCTGTTCGTCGTTTCCGGGAACGGCAGCTCGGCGCTTCGCCTCAGCCGCCGCGGCAAGCTCCTCGAGCGTCGCGATGCGCGCGTCGGCGAAGCCCTGCCAATAGGGACCGGGAATGCTGTCGTTGCGCTTCCAGCCCTTCACCGTGTTGCCGTCCACGGGCGGGTCCAGCGAGGCGCCGACCTTGGCGGGTCCACCGCCCCGGTCGATCAGTTCTCCATGCGTTAATGTTTCGTTGTGGGACACCGCGTCAACGGCAATTTTTGCATGTTCCATTCATTCAGGTATATTTCATACCCACCCAACGTCAACTGCTTTTGGTAGGTTTTATACCCATGTTTATGCTTAACGACGAATGCGTGACTGAACGCAGCGACAGATTGCGACGCGCCTTCATGGAGTCGAGCTTTGCCGCGAGCGGCTTGTCCGCCAGGGCGGCGGCGCGCCAGCTCGGTTGGAGCGAGGACACCTTCAAGGCTAACCTCAACGGCAACTCGCCCTTCAGCTTCGAGCAGGCGAAGCGCTACGCAGAGAAGTTCCGGGTCCGCGCCGAGTGGCTGTATGACGGATCCGGACCGATGCGCGAGATCGGCCGTCCGGCCCGCGCTCCGCAGGAAATCCCCGTCATCGGCTGGGTCAGCGCAGGGAAGGTCGCTGACATCGGCCAGGTCGAGGAGGAGGATCGCTTCATCGCCGGCGGACTGCCCCCCGGTGAATACTTCGCCACGGAGATCGTCGGCGACAGCGTCGATCGCATCGCGCCGGAGGGAGCGCGGATCATCGTCAACGCCGCCGACCGCAATCCGCGCGACGGCAAGTTCTACATTTTCGCGCACCACGGCGAGCCCACGGTCAAGCGCTACCGCTCCAAGCCAGTCCGCCGTCTCGAGCCATTCAGCACGAACCCGCAGCACGAACCCATCTTCATCGGCGAGAAGGGCTGGCGCTGCATCGGACGGGTCGTTCGCTCTGTAATCGACCTCTCGTAGAAAAAATTTTGGGTGCACGGGTATAAAATGCACCTTTCTTCTTGACGTCGGTAGGTATGAAATATACCCACAGGATACAGCCAAGGAGGTTCCCATGACCCAACGCGATTTAATCGAGCATGGCGCTCGCTCGAAGGACCGCGATGACGCGATCCGCGAGAACAACGCCTCGAACACGGTGCTTGAAAGCGAGGCGCGGGTATCCGCCGCGATCAGCCTGAAGCGCATCGCCGACGCGCTGGAGGGCAGCACGGACCGCCACGGCATCAACGACATCGGCGCCACCCTCGCGCGGATCGAGCTCAACACGCGCAATGGGGAGAACCACTCGTGAAGGAGCTTCCGCGCGACCCTCTAGCCTTCCAGTCACGCGTGTTCGGCGCGTTTTGCGAAGACCTGTTCGACATCGCCGCCGGCAAGTCGAAGCAGTGCGATCGCACGAACGCGCTCCGCGAAATCTCGAAGCGGAGCAAACAGTCGTGAGCTTCACGCCGGCTCAGCAGCGGCGAGCCTTTTACGACCGCTACCACAAGTCGACGAGTGCGTCCGGCGTCCGCAAGCAGGACCCGCGCGTAACCGTCCCCGAGGACGTCCAGCGCATCATCGGCGACGGCTCGCCGTGCTTCATGTGCGAGAGCCGCGACCCGTGCCGTCATCGCCCGTGGATGCTGGCGTCATGAGCTGGCCGATCCGCGCCGAGTGCCCTCGCTGCTTCGGGATCACCAGCTGGTACGCTCGCTACGCGCGACCGGAGAACCGGTGCGCTTGTCCTACCGACGCGGAGTTGGATGAGGCCGAGCTGCTGGCGCCGGTCATCCGCGACGTCGCACCCGACAACGGCAATCCCCGGATCGCCGCATGATGCACGATCCGCCCTTCGACCCGGGATGCACCGGCAAGGCGCAGTACGTCAGCAAGGCCGATGCGATCCGCTGCCTCAGGGGCGTGAACAAACGCCTCTCCACGAAGGGCGGACGCGGCGGCGTGCATCCCTACCGCTGCGACCGCTGCAAGCGCTGGCACATCGGCAGCAACTCATTCCGCAACAAGGAGCTTCGCAAGTGACCAACCCCTTCGACAACGCAGCCGCCGCCTTTGCGGAGCCGACGCAGCCCACGCCGGTCGCCGGCACCGCCACCCAAGGCGTCGTCCACCACCATGACCTGGAGCAAGGATCCCCCGAGTGGTTCGCCGCGCGGTGCGGGCTCCTGACGGCCAGCGAAATGAAGCTGATCGTCACGCCGGCGACGCTCAAAGCCGCGTCGAACGACAAAGAGCGTGCTCATTTGTTCGAGCTCTTGGCCCAGCGCATCACCAAGTACGTCGAGCCCACGTACATCGGCGACGAGATGCTCCGCGGCTACGAGGACGAGATCGAGGCGCGGCGGCTCTACTCCGAGCGCATCGCGCCGGTGCACGAAGTCGGCTTCATCACCAACGACCGCTGGGGCTTCACGCTCGGCTATTCGCCCGACGGACTGGTCGGCGAGCACGGGCAGATCGAATGCAAGTCGCGGCGCCAGAAATTCCACGTCCAGGCCGTCATTGAGAACGTGTCGACCGGGACTTGCCCGACGGAATTCATGCTGCAGGTGCAGACCGGCTTGCTCGTTTCCGAGCGCCAGTGGTGCGACTTTTTGGTCTTCACCGGCGGACTGCCGATGATCCCCATACGGGTTTACCCGGACGAGGCGGTGCAGGGCGCGATCGTCATGGCCGCGTCCGCCTTTGAGGTCCGGCTGAAGCAGCAATGGGACCGCTACAAAAATGCGCTCGCTGGGGACGTCGTCGCGATCCCGACCGAGCGCAAAGTCGAAGAGGAAATGGTCATATGACCGAGGAGTGGCGGCGCGTCCGTCGCAACCCAGCTTACGCCGTGAGCAATCTCGGCCGCGTGCGGCGCGTCTTTCCCGACGGCAAGGGCCGCGCTGGAGGCATCGTGCCTCAGCAGATCGGCTCGCACGGATACCCCGTTGTTCGCATCGTTCCCCTGTTCGGTAAGCCGAAGACTAGGCTCGTTCATCGCCTCGTCTGCGAGGCGTTCCACGGTCCACCGCCCTTCCTCGGAGCAGAGGTCGCGCACGGCGACGGTCGCCGCTCCAATCCACGGGCCGACAACCTTCGGTGGGCGTCGCGGATCGAGAACATGGCGGACTGCGTGCTGCATGGCACGAAAGCGACCGGCGCGAGGCATGGTCGCTTCACAAAGCCCGAGCGAACGCCGCGCGGAGAGCGGCATGGGCACGCCAAACTAACCCAAGCGGCGGTCCGTGCGATCCGCGCCGAGCCGCTCGGCAACGGCAGCGGCCGGCGATTGGCAGCAAAATTTGGGGTCAGCCCGGGGACCGTCTGCATGATCCGCGGCGGTCGCACGTGGCGCCACATCGACTGAGGAAACCCACATGGACATGAGTAAATTCATAATCGCTCGCTCAGACCAGCTGAACGCCGACGACCTGGCGGGCGGACCTATCACCGTGACGATTGAGCGGGTGACGGGCAACGACAGCGCCGACCAGCCCGTCTCCGTCCACTACGTCGGCGACCGCGGCAAGCCGTACAAGCCATGCAAGTCGATGCGCCGCGTCATGGTGCACGTGTGGGGCAAGTACACCGAGAAATACGTCGGTGAGTCGATGACCCTGTACCGCGATCCCGAAATCCAGTTCGGCGGGATGAAGGTCGGCGGCATCCGCATCAGCCACATGAGCGGCATCGACAGCGAGCGCAGCATGGCGCTGAACGAGAAGCGCGGGAAGAAGGCGCTCTACAAGGTGCTGCCGCTGAAGGATGCGCCGCAGCTGGACAAGCCAGGGTCCATCGTCACGACCGAAATGTTCAAGGGCGAGCTCGCGGACGCCGCCGAGAAGGGGACCGCGGCGCTTGAGCGTGCGTGGAAGGCGAGCAGCCGAGCACCGCTTCGAGAGCACGTCACGAACGAGGAGCTCGAAGGCTTCAAGCTAAGGGCGCGCAACGTCGACAATCGCAACCGCGATACATTCGACGACAGCGGCCCGGCGACCCAGCAGACGGAGGCCGGCGGTGGATACGAAGGCGCCTGAAACCGTCAACGGCATGGAGGTCATCCCGTTCGACCAGCGGCTCGCCGAGGTCCGGGAGCGCTACCTGAGCGGCATCAGCGACATTCTGGACGAGGCTCTGAGTTGCTTCGTCCTCCCCGCCGACCGGGTCGCGCTGCTCCACGATGCGGCGTTCTTCTGTTGCTTCATGGCCGCGCTCAAATGCGCCGAGGTCAAGACGCCGGCCGGGGAGACGATCGACGGCAAGTCGGGCGTCCGCGAGTGGTGGCCGATCAAGAAGAAGCTGCACGACGAAGTCGCTCCAGCGCTCATCGAATGGGGCATCGAAGCGCGCCAGGCACAACTGAAGGGGACGGGGGATGCAGCAGCAGAAGGATAAGCTCCACGACAGCGAGCATTGGGCTCGCGTCCACATCGAGAGTGACCGGAGCAAGCCGGTCGACATCGCCGACCGCCCGCGCGGACGCGGAGTCGTGTTCAGCCTGTGGCCCAGCCGCAAGCCGAAGGAGCAGGGCGAGTGAGCAACCTAGACGGCGGTCGCCTGGACCCGGATCAGGCACAGAAGCTGTGGAACCACATTCGCGCGCTCGAGACGCTCGAAGAGGCGAAGGCGGACCTGAACCTCGACATCAAAGCCCGCAAGGAGCTGGCGAAGGCGGACGGGTTCGACAACAACATCATGGCCGTGATCCTGAAGCGCCGGAAGATCGGCGAGGGTCAGACGCTCGCGGCCGACAACCTGATCCGGCTCTACGAGGAGGCGCTTGAGCAGCAGGGCGCACTGCCGCTCGAACGCACCCGCGTCCCCGTGAGCCAACGCCGTTCGACGGAGCAGATCGCCGAAGACCTGCACGGTGAACCCCCGCCGGAGAATGTCCGGCCAAGCCAAGGAGACGAGTAGCCATGAAGACCGAAGCACTAGTAGCGGCTGAAGCCCTGAGCGCGAGCGGCGCGGTCGCGCCGCGCGTGTCCGTCGACGACATCGAAGCCAGCATCAACCACTCGTTCTTTCTCACCGCGGCCGAGGCCGTGAGCAGCATTCCCGGCCGCGAGCCCGGGTTCGTGCCGGAGGAGCTGGGGATCCTGACGCTGTGCATCCTTGTGCTGCACAACGGCTGGGTCGTCATCGGCAAGAGCGCGCCGGCGAGCCCGGAGAATTTCGACCCGGAGAAGGGGCAGAAATTCGCGTATGAGGACGCGGTCCGCCAGCTGTGGCCGTTGATGGGCTTCGCGCTGAAGGAGCGGCTGCAGACGCAGCAGTTGCGCGAGGAGATAGCGCCGTTTGACGGCGACGGAGACGGCCACATCGGCGGCTCCAAGTCGAAGGAGGAGGCGGAACCCGCCTAGTCCGGACGGGCGGGGCCGTTACACGCATTCCGGTCCCGCCCAACCTCACAGCCAAGGAGAATTCAGCCATGAACGTCCGCCAAGCATGCGAAAGCTGGACCGCGTACCGGGCGCAGTGCTCGAACCTGGGGCTCGTCGCTCCGTCGACTTACGAGAACCAACGCGCGATCGCCGGCACCATCGCGGCGGCGCTTGGCGACCTGGCGCTCGCTGGCCTTCGCAAGTCCGACGTCGACCTGTGGGTCGGTGAGCGCCTCCAGACGCACGCTCCCGTGACGGTGCGCGGCGAGCTCAACGTCCTCCGGCAAATCCTCAATTGGTGCGTCGACGAGCAGCTGCTTGGCGTTCGGCCGCGGCTTCCGACGGTGCAGGTTCCGACGACCGAAGAGGCGCTCCCGTCCGAGGCCGCGTTCGTATGGGCGCTGAAGGCGGTCCCCGACAATCACCGCGCCGCGCTCGAGCTGATGATGCTCACCGGACTGTCCCCGCACGAGGCCGAGCGGCTGCAGGTGCGCGACGGCGTTGGCGGCGGACTTGCCATTGGACAGCGGCCCGACTTCAAGGTGAAGACGCCGAGCCGCCGGCGGTGGATCCCGCTCAACCCGCGCGCGCTGAAGCTGTGGCGCGCGATCACTGCCGACAAGCGCCCGCTCGATAGCGCGCTCCCGTCCAGCTGCGCGATGCAGAAGGCGCTGGCTAGGGCCCGGGCCGCTGACCCCTCTGCGCCGCCGGATACGCGCCGTGTGACGCCGAAGCTGATGCGCCAGTGGTTCGCGTCGCAGGTGGCCGGAGACGCGCCTGAGCACGTCCTGCAGCGCCTCCTGGGGCATTCCCCGGGGTCGAAGATCACTCGCAAGCATTACGTCCGCTCGCAGGACGAGGCGCTCGCCCAGGCGGTCGGAGGGCTGAAGGCATGAGCGACCGCTTCGAAACCGCGATCCGAGGCGCGGTCAACGCTGAGCTTGAGAAGATCGCCGAGGAGGAGATCGCAGCCGCGAAGGAGCGGGTCGAAAAACGCATCCGAGGCATGGTCGCCAACATCGCCCTGACTGTGTCGAGGCAATACGAGATTAGGCGGCTGCAGGACCGCATCGTGATTGAGGTTCGCGACCAACGATGACCGCCCGCGCGGCCTTCAAGCAGGACGACGTCTCGCGCGCCGTCAAAGGCGTGAAGGCCGCTGGCTTGCCCGTCGCGCGGGTCGTTGTTGTCGACGGCCGGATCGAGGTTATTGTCGGCGACCCCGAGTCGGAGGGACCACAGCCAATGAAGAACCCGCTGGACCGCCTACATGGCCCGAAAGCGTAAGCGCGACCCGTACACGTCGATCATGGTCGACCGCCACGGCCGCGAGCGCTGCCGTTTCCGTCGCGCCGAGGTCGACTGCTATCTGCCCCATCCCGAAGCACCGGAGTATCGCGCCGCCTACGAGGCCGCGCTTGCTGGCACGGCGCCAATGCTCGAGCGCCACGTTCCCCGCTCGGTCGGCGACTTGTGCAGCCGCTTCTACCGCAGCGCGACGTTCCTCCGCGCTGGCGAGGCGCACCAACGCACCGTGCGCGGGATCATCGAGCCGTTCCGCGCAGAGTTCGCCGGCGACCTGGTCGCCAACTTCCGGTTCGATCACATCGAAGTCGTCCTCCAGCGCCGCGCCGAGAAGCGCATCGTCGACAAGCGGACGGTCGGCGGTCCCGGCGCCGCGGCCAATCTCCACGACCAGCTGAGGCGCCTCTTCGCCTACGCGATCAGGCTCGGATGGATTGCTCGCAACCCCGCCGAGGAGGCAGAGCTTCCGGTTAAGGTGACGCGCGTCGGCTTCCACAGCTGGACCGAGGAGCAGATCGCCGCGTACCAGCGCCGCCACCCGCTCGGAACGAAGGCGCGGCTCGCTCAGGAACTGATGCTCTGGACCGGGCTTCGCCGCAGCGATGCGGTGCGCGTCGGACCCCAGCATCTTAAGGGCGGTAGGATCCGGCTCACAGCCGGGAAGACCGGCAAGGTGGTCGATATGCTGGCCGCGCCGCCGTTGCTGGCCGCGATCGCAGCCATGCCCGCCGTCGGCATGACGACGCTGCTTGTGACGGAGTACGGGAAGCCCTTCACCGTGGCAGGGTTCGGCGCATGGTTCCGCGACCGCTGCGACGAAGCTGGCTTGCCGGAGTGCACGGCGCATGGACTGCGGAAGGCGCTTGCCCGCCGAGCGGCCGACCTTGGCGCTACGCAGCAGCAGCTGAAGGCCGTCGGACAGTGGTCGAGTGACAGCGACGTCGCGACCTATGTCGCCGACGCCGAGCAGCGCGGACTCGCCGACGCTGCCATTTCGCGGGTCGTGGAGTGGACCGAATTGTCTAACCCTGCCGCTGAAGGTTAGACAATCCGACCCAATTTTCCCTCTGTACCGCGCCCCCGGCTGGCAGGAGTGGAGGGTTTGCGAGAAGTCAGCAAAATCAACGCGAAAATTGACCAACCCTCCCCGCGCCGACCGTTGCGGCGCAGAGAGAGCCCGGGACCTATTGTCTAACCTTTTGGTCCCCGTTCACGTCGACCGCGGCCTGAGCCTTCACCCACTTAATCAGCTCGTCTAGCTGGATCGCTTGCTCGGTCGCGGTGAGACGGTCGTCGAGAGAAAATCCGTCTTGACCGGCGGCTTGAGCAGCGCCGGCGGGGCCAGCGGAAACGCCGGACACTGGCGCTGTTCCGGGACGGCTGGGATGGGCTGCGGCCTGGGCGAGTTCCCGCCGCAAGCGGTCAGCAGTAGCGCGAGCGTCAGCAATGCGTGCTTCATATGCATGGTTCGACCTTTCGTTGATTTTCGCCTGTTCGCGTTCGACGCGGACCTTGTTGGCGGCGTCCGCCTGGCGCGCCTTCTCGGCCGCGGCGCGATAGTTCGCGACGGTCTTAGCGTGCGCGACCTGTTCGCCGTGGTAGAGCCGCTCGAATTGGTCGCTCTGCTTGTGCCAGTGGCGCGTTTCGCCGTGTTGGTGGATCAGCAGGTAGCCGAGCAGCAGCGCGACCCCGAGCCCGATCCAGCCCTGCACATTGAGCGCTCGAAAGAAGCTCGCGATCGCACCGCCAATGAGCTTCAGGATATTCCACCCGCCAAGGACGAATTTGACTGCAATGGCCCACATCAGCTGTTCCCTCCAGGCTGGACTGTCGTCGTTGTCGTGATTTTCGCCGGCGCGGCCGGATCGACGTGCTCTTCAGTCTTGAGCTTGAGCCCGGTCGTCGACGCATCGAGGTCGAACTTCCCGACCGGACCGCCGACGAGCAGCCCGACGATGACCGCCACCATTGCGGAGATGTAGCCGCCGAGCGTCCACCCGAAGATGACGACGATTGTGTGTTCCTCTTTCGCCGACCATCCGCCCCACATCAGGAGCGCGACCATGCCGACGGCGCACAGCCCGCAGAACATGCCGGCGGCGGCGACGAGGATCCCGTACCGCTTGCGTTGCCCCTCAGCGAACGTCGTCGGCGGCGGCAGGGTCGAGAAAGGGATCGGGACCTTGATGACGATAGGCCACTTCATGCTGCTCTTCCTTCGATGGGGACGCGGTAGCCCGCGAGCTGGCGCACGAAGCGACCGGACGAGCACCATCCGGCGTTCTCGGTGCGCCCTTCGATCAGGACTCCCGCGTTGTGGCGCAGCCGCCAGATGAGCACCCGGACGTGGCGCCGCGCGTCGAGCGGCTGGTCGTCCGGCTCCCACAGCGCCTCGATGATCGTATCCATGTCGACGAAGACGTTCGGCGAGCTGGTGAGCAGGAGCGCGAGAAGCTCGGTCTGCTGCTTGGGCAACCGGCGCACTTGGCCGAACGGCAAGCCCGGGCTGCTCAGCGAGCATTCGCAGCGCTCGTATTGCTGCGGATAGATCATCGAGACGGCGGCGTTCATTCGCCGAGCTTCTGAGCCCATGCCCGCGCCGCCTGGGCGAGCTTCACGTCGTAGCGATTCCGCGCGTAGGCGGGCCCGTTGTAGAGCTTGGCCGCTTCCGCCCACATGCGAGACCGGAGCAGCGTGTCGATGCCCGTCGACCGGAGGAACGCTTCGAACGCCTTCAGCTGGGTCGCTTCGTCGTAGGCTTGCGACGCGGCGAAGGCCCACGGCGCTTCGTACCCGCACTTCCCAAAGTTGTCGCCGAGGATCTGGAATTTGCCGTAGGACGCGGCCGAGAACGCGGCCCACGGGTCCAGCCCGATCGCATCGAGCAGCTGCCCGTACCGTGCGTCCTGGCTCTTCGGATAGGGTCGCGTGCCCCACTTCCAATAGGAGAGGTCGGGACGCACGTCGTTGAACGCGCCCTTGGTCAGCCGACAGAAGACGTGCGGCTCGAACAGCAGCTTGGGCTTCCCCTCGAAGAAGCCGGCGCCCATCGACTCCACTTCCGCGAAGGCGCGGATCGCAGACTGCGGCACGGCCAGGCGGCGGCTGCTCGCGAGATAGTCGTCGTCGGTCAGCTGAGTGTCGGGGCCGTCTTCCATCGCGGCCAAGCAGCCGCCGCGCGTCAGCCCCCCGTACTGCCCGTCAATGTCGCCGTGATAGCGGCCCGTGTCGCGCAGCCACAGCTGCAGTTGGTGCATCGTGCTCACGCCCCGTCCTCCCCCTTGTCGATGCCGCGCGCGGCGTGTCTCATCAGCTCTTCGAGTTGCGGATCGGGAGGCACGACCGGATGGACGTCGCGCATCATCTTCCCGATTTCCTTCAGCTTCGGGTTCATGGGGTCCGCTTGCCGGAGCTCGGACGACAGGATCGCGACGACTTCCTCGAGCAGTCGGATGCGCCGCTGATTTTCCTGTTCGGTCCGCTCCAGATGATCGAGGCGCCGAGCGAGCGACTGACCAACGCGCTCTTCGCGCGCCTCCAGCCTCGCCTGGCGCGCGTCGAAGCGGCCGGCGAGGAAGTTGCAGATGAAGGTGAAGTAGCGGTAGCCCATGACTGCCAGCAGCCCGAACCCCGTCCACTTCCCGCCGGCGGCAAGCCGGTCGATCCAGTCCTCCCCCACTTGCTCACCCCTACAGGCCCGACCCCCCGGTCAGGCGGTTAAGTCACAGTCACAGTCGAAACGGTCGTCTGCCGCGCGAAGAAGGCGGCGTGTCTGCAAAGGAAATCGCTGCCGTCGTCCGTGGTCGAAGGCCCGCCGGTGCCGACGCAGCAACGAAGATTGGCAAGCTCGGCCAGCGTCGGGATGGTCGCCGCCTGAGAGCCGATAAGGTTCCCGTCCTGGTAGGCGGTGATGTCCGTCCCCGGACGCAGGTCGACGACGTAGCGGTGAAACGCGGTCGTGTGGTTCAGGATGGTCAGCGACGCGCTGTTCGTCGCGGCGCCGTTGGCGGTCGATGTCCGAAGCGTGCCCTGGGTCGCAGACGGCGCGGTCGACGAGCGGCCGAAGCTCGCCTGTGCCGCCGGCGTGAAGCCGGGGAAGGTGGCGAAACCGATGGTCGCACGCTGCGGCGTGGTCGTCAGGCCGTAGGGCCGGAAATAGCGCGCCCGGGTGACAGCCCGCACGGGACCATTCGCGAAGGTCGAGACGGCGACCTTGGAGAAGAAGCGCGCGTCCTGAGTGTTGACGCGCATCTGAGCTGCGCGGAACGTGGCGCCCGCTTCGAGCTTGTCGATCCGGAAGAGCTTGGCGTTCAGATCGCCCGGGTTGCAGGTCCCCTCCATCGTCGTTCCGTCGAAGCCGATACCTTCCGCCTCGCCGCCGATGTCGAACGGGCCGAGATGGTACTTGATCGAGACTTCGGTCGTGGACGGGAACGAGAAGCCGTAGAGCCGCAGCAGCGGAGGCGAGACGGTCCCTTGGTTGCCGACAAACCAAACGATGGGGACGCCGTCGCCGAGCCAGGACCCGTTCCAATCGAAGTAGAAGCCGTTCGCCGACTGCGAAGGCGGGAATTGCGTCGAAGTCGGCAGGACGTAGGTGTTGACTAGCGTAAAGGCGCCGGTCGCGTCGTTCAGGTTGACTTCGAAGAAGCGGAGCGGGTTCACTCCGGCGCCGAGGTTGTTGTTGAGGACGAACGCCTTGCCCGGTCCAGCATAGAGCATGTGGCCGCTGACGCCGAGCTGACCCAGCACGTCCCACGTCCGAACGAGGAAGCCGTCTGACGCCCGAATTTCGAACGCCTTGCCGGCGCCGCTCGTGTCGCTGACGAAGATGGTATCGGTGTCCGCTCGGTAGCTGATGTTGTTCGCGTGACTGTCGACGATCGGCATGTTCACGCGCCAAATCTCGGCGCCGTCGCTCTTGCGGAGACATTTGACCGTCGTGTTGCCGTTACGCTCCTGGGCGCAGAAGCGATGCGTCGGAGTGTGCGCGTAGCCCTGCATCGCCCAGGTGGCGACGGTCCCGATCAGCGTATGCTGGATGCCCGGCTGCTTGACCGCCTGGGAGAGCGCGCCGGTGGTCGAAGTGTCGATGTTGCCGAGGCCCGCCCACGGATCGAAGAAGACCGGGAAGGTGGCCGCGCCATTGCTCGCGTTCGCCGGTCCGGCGCCGTAGTGCAGCGTGCGGGAGGTCCCGTCGAAGCCCGCCGTCTTGATGTAAACGAGCGCGCTCGTCCCCGCGATGATCCCGTCCGGGTCCAGCCAGAACGGGAGGTCGGTGAAATTGTCCGTCTCGGTGATGCGGAGGTTCGAGAAGTCGGCGTTGAGCCCCGCCTTCCACGGGATCGTCGCCTCGAAGACCCACGTGCCGGCGGTCCCGGCGCCCATCGTGACGTTGCCGAGCGACGCCATAGGCGTGACGGGAAGACCCGGGAAAGGCGTGCGGACCGCCAGCATCAGGCAGTGCGCTGCAGGTGGAGTGCAAGGAACGTCGTGGTGAGCGCCGTGCAGCGGACCTTGAGCCAGGCGCCCGCCTGGAGCGTGACGGGGAGCGCCGCAGCCGCGAACGTAGTCGGATCAGCGGCCGTCGACTTCTCGTAGCTGAGCGTCCCGGTGCCCAGCGTCGGCGCGCCGATGTTGAGCGTCATCGCGATCGAGGCCGGAATGTAAACGTCGGCGACAGCGGCGAACGTGATCGCGTACTGGAAGGCGGCGAGCATCTGAGCCGCGAGCGCCTCGCACTGCGTCTGAGCGTCCAGCGCGGCGCTGGCTTCGTCCGCAGCCGTATTGGCGGACGCCTGAGAAGCAACGGCGGCAGCGAGCGCATCGCCCCGCGCGGCCTGAGCAGTCGTCGCGCTTTCGTCCGCCGCATCGGCCGACGTGGCAGCGTTGCCCGCCGCGGTATTCGCCAGCACCTTCTGAGCCGTGGCGTCGGCTGCAGCGGCGAGGGCTTCATCGCGGGCCGCGACCGCTTGTGCCGTCGCGACGATCGCCTCGCCCCCGCTCTGATCGAACATCTGAATGTAAGTGTTCGTGTCGGTGATGGAGCCGTACTTGACGACTTCGTCGTAGATGCCGTTGGGGACGAAGTAGGCAAATTCACCGTTGGCGTCGGTGACGACCGGGTTCGCGAGCGGGACGGTCCCGTCCTTGTCGGAGAAGAGCGCTGCCTTCGTGGCGCCAGCATAATTGCCCGCCGCGTCGGTCCCGTTCACATAGACCGTGACGGTAGCCCCAACGACGCCGAGGCCGTTCCGCAGCACCGTATCATTCCGATGGTACACGCTTTTTCTCCTTACCCGCCACGGCGTCGATGAATGCGTCGCGGTCCCCCGGAAGCGCCCCCCCCGCCTTGTTGCCCGTTCCCAAGATGATTGCCGTTCCGCCCGCTCCCCGGACGTACTTCGCACCGAAGGCGTTGATCGCGGGATCAATCGCCATGTCGTAGAGCAGCCCAGCGGCCTTCCGCTCGGCAGTGTTCGTGTTCTCGCTGTTGTCGACGACGAGCCCCGCCGCGGCGTCTGCAGCCTGTCCCGCGCGGCCGATGACCGAACCCTGCAGCGACTGGCTGATCGAGCGGTGGTACTTCGTCCCGTAGAGCGCGTTGAAGAACGGCGACGCCATGCCGGTCAGGCCGGTGCGATCGAGCACCTGCAGCGCGAACTGGCTTTCATCGTCCGGGCCCTTGCCACCGAAGATCGCGGTCCGCAGGTAAATCTGCAGCGCGTTCATGCCGGCGAGCATGACCATGCCCCCAGCCGGGATGAGCAGCGCCGGATCCTTGGTTTTCACGCCCTCAATCGCGAGCCGCCCGACGCGCTTCAGGACGTTCTGAGTGAAGGCCGCGTTGTACGACTGCAGCGCGAAGACGAGCGAGCCGACCGGATGGTTCGCCCAGGCCGGCTTCTGCGCTCGCGACGGCATGAGCACCGTCTGATCGGCGAAGCGCACGACGGCGGTCGCATAGTCAGCCGCATGGCCGCGATCAGCCGCCAGCTCTTCCGCCGACGGTGCGCCCTTGCGAAGCCATTCGCCGAACGCTTGCGGGTCCTTGATCCCCAGCTCCTTGAGGTAGAGCGTCGCGCGCTGGCGAGTCCGCGCCGAGCCGGAGAGCAGGTCGCCGGCGAGCGTATCGAGGAAGATTTTCGCGTTGTTCGTGGCAGCGATGCGACCGCCCTGGGTCAGCTGCTCGATGCCGACCTTGTGGTAGAACTTGTTGAGCAGCGAGGCGTGCTTCACCGCTCCCGGAGCCGCATCCATCCGGGCTTGGATCAGCTGCGAGGCGGTGCCGTGGCCGACGGTGCCCATCGCTTCCGCCCAGCGGTGCGCGTCGGAGAGGTCGCGCTTGCCGAAGGTTTCGACCAGGCGCGCGGCTTCCTTCAGGGACGTCGCGAAATGGCGGACGCCATAGGTCGGACCGCCGCGCACGAAGCCCATCGCAAGGTCGCCGATCGACGAGAGCGTGACTTTCTGCAGGGTCGAGAGTTGGTTCCAAGCGTGGATGGTCGAGACGGCGCGGCTCACCCGCACGCCGGCAGTGCCGAGGCGACCGAGCGAGCCGTCGCGGATTGTCTTCACCTGGCGCACGACGCCGTCCGCATCCTCGCCGCTGGAACGGAGCTCGGCGCGAATATCGTCGAGCATGACGTCCCACTGCGTCTTGGTCCCGTGCTCCTTCAGCCACGCGCCGCGCTCTTCGCTGTTGACGGCGCCCTTGGGCCCGAAGCGGCGGGTCTGCTCGGCACGGCGAACGGAGCCGGTGACGTAATCGGACAGGACGAGCAGCGGGTCCTTCTGAAGGAATTCGCGCAGCAGCTTGTCGGCGAGCGGCCCGAATTCGCGGCTCTTCGACGACGACGGCTTGCCCGACGAGACGAGGAATTCTTCGCCGCCGTCGAGGCCCGCGTGCGTGTCCAGAATGCGCTGCATCCAGCTTTCCGCCGCGGCGCGAGGGTCGGGCACGTCCAGGTCGCGATAGAGGCGCTCGGCCGCAGTCAGGAACTTGGCCGGCTTGTCGGCAACGGCGATGCTGTCGACGACGCGCGGGAAGTAATTCTTGACGTCGCCGATGTCCTCGCCCGCCTCGATCCGATATTCGCGGACGTCCTTCAGCAGCGCCTGAATTTCCTTCGCCGCCTCGCGCTCCTTGGCGGTCGCACGGACGGAGCGGTCAGGCTCCGCGAGCAGGTCGCGGATCCGCTCCATTGCAGCCTTGTCGCCGATGAAGGGATCGATCGCCGCATCCAGACGCGAGCGGAAGCGGCCGTTCTGTCGCTTCAGTGCTTCATCATAGGTTCGAGCGGTAGCGTCGTCGGCGCCCGCTCGCGCCTGGAACATGTCCGCCAACTTCGTGATCGTCGGCGCATTGTAGTGCCGAGCGAGCGTGCGGAGCGCGCCGTCGGACGAATAGGCGACCGCCGATGCGAAGCGGTCCAGAGCCTTCAGCGCGCCCTTGGTCGTCTTCGCCGGCGAGCGAACGAGGTCGCGCACCTTGCGGATCGCCTCCGTCGGGTCCGCGTCCTTCTCGAACAGCAGGTCGGCGAGACGGTCGACGTTGAGCGAGCCGCTTTCGTCGTTCCAAAGGTCTTTGGCGAGCTTGCCGATGCCGTCCTTTCCATCGGATCCGGCGAACATGTCGCCGGTCGTGTCGCGGGTATCGAAGAGCCCGCCGTCGGAACCGGCCGGCTTCTGTTCAGCGTCGGGCTTTAGTCGCTCGTCGGCTCGTCGCTGGAGGGCGTCTCGCTGGTCGGTTTCCCGTTCAGGGATGAGTGCATCTTCAGCAGCAGGTCCGCGTCGGTCCGCTTCTCCGCCGTCTCGTTCGGGTCGTCCCGGACCGCCTTCATCTTCGCCACCTGCTCCGGCGTCGCGTGCCTCAGTCTCTTCAGCCCGCCCATGTCCAGTGTCCTCCGGTGCTTCGTCACCTAGCACATGGTTCATCATGTCGTCGATGGGAGCGTCGGCGTCGATGCGATCGAGCTCCTCATCCGGCATTTCGTGCCAGCGGTCGCCGTACCGCGCTTCGAATTCCTGAGCCGCGTCGTGACGCGCGACCCAATCGTTATAGGGCCCATGCCGAGGGTCGGAGCGGTCGAAGGCGCTTTCGTGCTTGTCGATCGACTCCTGCAGCAGCCGCGCAATCTCTGCCGGCTCGGGCCGGTTGCCGTGCTCGATCCCGAAATTCTGGAAGTCGAAACGGTCGCCTAGGTCGTCGAGCGAATGCAGCTTCACGTCCTTGGCGCGCGACTTGAGCGGCGCCTTGCTGGTCGAGAAGAGGCGCGCGAACTGGACCTTGACCGTCGGATAGCGCGCGTTCGCGTGGTGGTAGATCGCGTCCGCCGCAACGCCGTGATTGATCGCGTCCTGGGCGTCGATGCGGTGCGCGATGCCCGATCGGCGGCTGCGCTCGTTCAGGCTGTCGATGACCGCACGCGCGAAATTGCGCGGCTTCGGAGGCTCCCGTCCGCTGATCGGCTCCGGCCGCGGTCGCTCGAATGTGCCGCCCGGGTGATAGTCCGTTTCGAAATTCGGAGGCGGCGCAGCTTCGAACCGCTCCGGCCCGGCGGGTACATTTTCGGTTCCACGTGAAACAGACGGGTCTGAAATAGACCCACTGAGAGCGTCAGAAATGGGCCTTGCAGCGCCTGTAGCGTTTTCCGGGTGTTGGGTAGCCGCCGACCCCGTATCGCGCGCTGGCGGGCCGTTTCCGTCAGCCAGCGGGGCCTTTTGCCAGTCGGGGATCATCCGCTGGCTTTCGTCGGCGCTCCGACCCGCCGCCGGCTCCATCGGTCCTTCAGGCCGCGCGGGGCGCTCGCCATAGGTCGAGCCCGGCCGCTTGGTCAGGGTGACGCGGGTGCTGTTAGTCGTCCAGACCTTGGGCTCGAAATCGCCGCCCAGCTTGTGCTTGGCCGCGAACCGGGCGGCGTCCTTCACGTTGCGGAACGCGACCGGCTTGCCCTTGACGTCGGCAATGTGGCCGTCGTCGGTCATCGCGAAGATGTCATCGGCCATGTGCGGGCGCTGGCCGTAATTGTTCTTCCCGTACTTCGCGCCGGGATCCTCGCTCGCTGGCGGCGGCTCCTTGCGGCTCGCTTCCCATTCCTTGCGAAGATCGTCGGCTTGCATCTCCGCGCGCCGCTCCCAAAAGCCGGGTTGGCCTTCGGGGTCGTCGGTGGCTTCGCGGAACGGCTGGTCGCTCTCGCCCGTGTCCATCCGAGCGTAACGGGCGCCTTCCTGGCCGAGCTCTTCGTCGGTCGGCTTCTGTTCGGCGTCGGTGCGCTCGAAGCCGCTATCGGAGCGGAAAGGGTCTTCGGACGGTGGCGGCGCGCGGAAGACGGTTTCGCGCGGCGTCAGGCCGAGCGCTTCCAGCCCGCGCGAGATGTCGCCTTCCGTTTCCTTCCCCGCAGCGGGGCGCATGAACTTCCGAATGTAGGCGTTGAGCGCGTCGGCTTCGTTCTCTGCCGCAAGGACGAACTTGCCGCCGCTGTCGCCGCCCTTCAGCTCATGGGCGAGGAAGTCGATTTGTTGCTCGCGCGTTGGGTTCGGACCGTAGCGCTCGAACAGCGCCTTCTTGCGCGGGCCGAGCCACTGTCCCAGCCCGGTCGCGCCGGACGACGGATTGACCGCCGTGTGATCGCCGGCGGACTCCGCGAACACGCCAGCAGCGGCGCCGCGCGCAACGTGCTCAGGGATGCCGCGAGCGCGCAGCCCTTGGACGATGTCTTGCGGCAGCTGGCCGCTCGGTCGCTCGGCTTCCGGATGCGCGGCACGAACTCGCTCTGCGGCTGCAGCTGCGCGCTCCGGGCTCGAGAAGTGCTGGCTGGAGGAGCCGTAGGTCTGAAGGATGGTTTCGACGTCGGCCGGTCCGACGTCCGGGTGAATGCTGCCGTTGAGAGAGCCTTCGACGAGAGCATCGTCGCCGATGTTGGCCGTGTCGACCCCGCGCGCCGCATAGCTTTCGCGAAGGGCCCGCATGCCGCGAACGCCAAGGTGCGCTGCGCCACCCATCGGCACGCCAGCGACCAGGCCAGCGACCGCGCGATCGACGGCTTCCTCCGGCTTGAACGGCACGTTGGTTCCGACCGTCTCGCCGGCATAATCGGCGACCGGCATACCCGCCTGGGCAATGCCCTCGCGGACGACCGCCTTTGGAAGCGAGCCGCTGAGGATCCCGCTCAGACCGCCCTTCATCAGCACCGTGTCGACCGCGGCCGTCGGCGCCGCTTTCAGGAGGTCGAGAACGGTCGCTTCGTCGCGACCTTCGTTCACCGCCCGCGCGTGCCCGACTTCGCCGAGGCGCGATCCAGCGAAGAGCGGGAGCGCCACGGCCGCAGCACCAAGGGACGGCGCCGCGCCGCCGATGCTCGTCCCGATGTAATCGCCGACGTTCGCTATCGACGGGTTCGCCTTGACTTCTTCCCACGTCGCTGCGTTGGGGACCGGCACGGCTGCAGCCGCTTCGTCATGCGCCGCCTGTTCGCCCAGCCAGTTGCCGACGCTGTCCAGGCCGACCGTGTTCGCGCCCGTTTGCCCGAGCCGCTCCACGCCGGCGCTGAGCGAATGGATGCCGCGCTCCGATGCGCGATCCGCCCGCTGCAGGAAATTGCCGACCTTCGCGAGGAAGCCGTCGCCGTGGAAGAATTCATCGCGCGGGTCTTCGGGCACAGCACCGCCCGCTGGCGCATTCGACTGCGTCGCGAGGGGAGCGCTGGCCCATGCCGGCTTGGGACCGGTCGGGGACGCAAGAGGGGCGTCCTGCCAGCCCACTACGGCTTGATCCGCACCTGGCCGTCGGGGCCGACGAAGCGCGCGCCGGACGGGAGTGCTTCGTACTCGGCGTCCGAGCTGATCTGCTTCGCGCCGCCGGCAGTATCGGCCGGCTTCACCTGAGACGGACGCAGCCGCGGCCCTTCCGCAGCAAACCGCTCAGGCGTCGTCGTATAGTGCGTCCGCAGGTTCAGCTGCGGGCGGTGCTGATTGAGCACGTTGAGGATCGACGTCTGATTGTCTTGCGTGTTGCGCGCCGTCTCTCCGGCCTGTTGCGCCTGGACGTCACCCGACGGCGTAATGTGCTCGAAGCGCTTCTCGCCGATATTCGCCACCGTGTCGCCGGACGGGGTCGAGTGCGTGTAGCGCGTGTCCGACGACCGCAGCGCCGCATCGCCCGACGGCGTGTCGTGCTTGTAGAGGTCCGCGTCGATGCGGCGGGAGTCGTTGAGGTCGCCGCGGCGATAGTGCTCTGCAGTGACGCGGTTCTGCTCGGCCTGGTTGTCGAGCTGGCCCAAATGCCAAGCGTTGTTGTTGTCCAGCTCGCGCTCCTCGAGCCCGAACTTGCGCTCTGCCATAGCCGAAGCGGAGCGTTCCGCGCGGCGATGGTCGGCGAAGTCGGTCGCAGCATCGAGCCCGCCGCCGATGCCGCCCTTGAACGCGCCGGCAGCGAACCGCATGGCCGTCGCGCGGCCTTCGTCCGAGTGCAGGAAATCGCCGATGCGATCGAGGAAGCCACGCGGCGTCGCAGCGTTCGCGGCCAGCGCGCCCTTGATCCCGTCCGCCGCGTCGGCTCCGAACGACGAATAGTCCTTGTTTAGAGCGTCGAGAGGCCCGCCCCCTTCGCCGCCGCCCAGCGAAGCGACGATGTTGCCGGCATTCGTTCCAGGGTCGGTTGGCGCAGTCGAAGGTCCCGGTCCGTCGACGACGTCCGCGACAGCGGCTCCAGCCTTGGGAATGTCGGGGATAGCCGTCCCGTGCTTCGCCAGAAGCCCTTGGATGAGCGACCGACCGATCGGCTGTCCCGCCGCAGCGGCGCCACCGCCCAGCAGCGATGCGAGTTGATCGAACAGCATGGCCTAGCTCCCGAGAAGAGGCGGCGTGTACGCCGGAAGGATCGTATTCACCGCCGACGGCGGCAGGTTGGCCGGATTGACCGGGGCGATTGCTGGCACAGGCGAGCCGCCCTGTGCTGGCGGCACGATGCCCGGATTGTTGTTGCCGGCGTGATGTCCGCCCGGACCGAAGCGGCCCTGCATCTGGTCGAGGAACCCTGGGCGATGCGCGCCGAATGTCACCCCGCCTGCTCCGGAGCGCCATTGCTGGATCAGCTGCTGTAGGTCGCCGCCACCTGAGAGAAACTGGCGGAGCAGGTCGCCGAACCGCCCGCCGCCTTGAGCGATGCCGTTGGCAGCGTTCGTGGGCGCGGCCGATCCCGGCGCAGCGGTTCCTGGAGGAGCGGTGCCGCCGCCCGCCGTAACGACGTCGGCGGGATGATTTTCCACGGGCGCATAGCTCGTCGCCGCTGGAGCGGGAGCGGTCGCCGCAGCCGGGGCTGTAGCTGGAGCGGGAGACGGAGCCATAGCGGAGGTCGCGGCTCCCCGCCCGCCGGCCGCGCCCAATCCAGTGCGAAAGCTGTAGAGCTGCGCGAGCGGATTTACCGGGTGCACCTTTGGCTGATATCCGCCGCTCGGGAACCCGAGCGACGTGCGCGCGACTGGCGCCGCTGCCGGGGCGCTGGTCGCGGCGGGAGCCGCCATTGTCTGCATCATGCCCGGAGCGGCGGTCGGCTGCGGTTGGTTCGGATTGTACATGGTCAGTCCCCCAGCAAGTCGTAATTGACGGTGGCGAAGCCGTTGACGGTCGGGCCGAGCGCGTGCGGCCGGTAGCGAGCGACGTCCTGAGCGCGGACGCCACGGAAGCGGCCTTCAGGAAGCCCGAGGCCGTCGCGATAGTTGAAGTCGATGATCGGCAGTCCGTCGTCGAACGCGCCGACTTCGACGATGTCGCGCTTCAGCCGCTCGTCCGAATAGATGCTAGCGGCCATGCCGCCGACGCCTAGCGCGGTGTTCAGCCAGCCGTTGTTCTGCGTCGTTTTCGTCGTGCCCGACGTGTTCGTGGTGACGTTGCGCGGAGTGCCGGCGAGGATCGCCATGAGGTCTTCGTCGCGATTGATGTCGCCGTCCTGCATGCGCAGGAATTCGTTATAGGCGGCGTCGTCTTTCGCTTGCTGCGTCTGCTGCGCGACCGTGCCCGCCTTGAGTTGGTTGTTGATGCTCTCCGCGTTGATGCCGCTCGCCTGCTGGCCGAGGTTGCCCATCGCAGCGCCGGCCGCAATCTTGCGATCTAGCTCGGCTTGCGTGAGGCCAGCGTTCGTCGTCGATGCCGCGAGCGCGCGATCCGTGTCCGTGTTGAACTGCTGCTGCGCGTTCTCGTAGCCGGCCTGATTGCTGCTCGCGAGATAGTCGAGAATGTTGTTGTTGATGCCTTTGGTCGCCTCGCCCTGAGCGACCGCCTGGCGCGTGCCGCCGTAGGCGTGGTTCGCGGACTCCGCATCGCCGAGCTGATCGAGCTGAATTTGCCCGTTACGGAGCATGTCGGAGACGGTGCGCGCCTGAACGTCGGCGATGTACGGGCTCATGTATTTCGCCGCGTCCGCGGCGCCGAACGCCTTGGTCGAGACGCGATCGCCTTTCGCGGTGCCCGCCTGGACGGTGCTCTGCCCCGCCTTGATCTGATCCTGGCCGATGTTGGCGTTCTTCGTCGCCTGAGCGAGCGCCGCCTTTTGAGCGGGGTCCATGTCCGCCGCCATTTCGCCAGTGTAGGCGGTGACGGGGTGCGCGGCGCTGTCCGCCATTGACTTGTCGAACAGCTGCTTGCCCGCGTCGCTCATCCACTGCGGCAGTTGAACCTGCTGCGTGCCGGTTTCCGTCGTCTTGGTGCTGCCGCCCTTAGACATGCCCTATTCCCCCACGTCGAAGCTGTAGAGCGTCGATGCCCGGATGCCGGGAAGAGCGCGCTTCCAGCCCGTTCGATCGCTCACGAATTGAATGCTTGTGCAGTTTTCAGCCGCTGCCATGTCCTTCAGCTGATCGAAGAACTGCGGCGACCAATCCCCCCCGGCATTGTGCGCGATCCAAACGTGCAGGTTCCGGGAGTAGGGGTTCACCAGGACTTGCGTCACGATGAAGCCACGAACGTCCTCCGTTGTCCAGAGGTAGGTTCCGCCGCGCGCGAGCTCAAAGTAAACGTCCTCCGGGATCCAGCCGCTGTGCGGGTCAAGCGCGTGCACCGCGACGACCGCGTCCCGGATGCGCGGCCAGTACGCGCGAACCTGCTCCGTCGGCACGAATTGAAGAACCGGCGTCATAGCGACGTCCCCATGTCGGTCAGGGTGAGCGCGCCGGCATTGTCGACGCCGACGCTCCAGAAATGTCCGTTGGGCGAGCGCAGGAAGAGCCGCCGGCTTCCTTCGATCCGAACATCGCCCGCCTCGAGGCGCGACAACCGCCGGTCGAGGTCGTCCAGGGCGGCGCGCCCACGACGCGGCTCGCCCTGCATTTCGGAGCCGGTGTAACGCCCGCTCACCGGAGGCTCCCGCCCTGCATCGAAACCTGTGGAAGCCCCAGCTCCCAATGGCCGTTGCCTTCGATCTCCAGCTGAAACTCACGCGCCGAGAAGCTGAGCGGGACGAATTCGTCGCCGCCGAGCTCGAAGTCGAACGGTCCTTCGATCCGGTCCGGCATGCTGGGGCCGTCGCGGCAGATGAAGCTGACCTTAGCCGCGTCAGAGCCGTCCTGCATGTCCGGCCACCATTGATCGACGTCGGCGAACTGCTCGCCAACGCCTATCGTGATTGGGTGCGACCGGATGAAGGAGGGCATGACATCGCCGTCGGCCGTCTTGCCCTTTTCGTGCTCGAACAGCGTGCCGGCGGGGTCGACCGCCATAGGGTAGGGGAACGTCCCCACGTCCGCCCAGCAGGTCCGCGCGATGGTCGCCTTCGACCAGGTGCCGTCGCCGTAATTGTAGATGACGCCGCGGTCGATTTCGTCGGAGTCGGCCGAGCAATAGAAGAACCACACTTCGTCATAGGCGGTGTTGAGCCCGGCCTGGAATTTCGCCGCCTGAACGATGTTGATGTCCTTGAAGACGTAATCGCGCAGCTCGCAATCGAGCGTGCGGACGAGCCCGTCGTAGGCGAAGAAATTATCGCGACCCATCCAGTACGCCGTCTCGCCGAGGCTGTCGGTGACGACGACGATCGCATGCGGGCCGGTGACGCCCGCCTCTGAGGAAACGCGGTCGCGCGAATAGACGTCCGCGTTGTAGAGCGGAGCGAAGGCGAAGACTTCCGTCCGGGTCAGCCCGAGAATTTGGCCGCGCACCCGCACGCCGCACTGGAACGGCGACCGGACCTGCAGCTCGTAGCCGCCGGCGCGGTTGGTCGCGAGCGGGGTCCAGACGGTGAAATCTTCACGGTCAGACCACTTCACCTGTCCCGGGATGCCGTCGCAGCCGAACATGAACAGGTGGCGTTCGTCGGACATGCAGATCGCGCGGCCGACCGGCGCACCCGCAACCGCTTCGAATTGCGTGTCGGCTCCGGCCTTGTCGTACTTGTAGAGCGCACCGTCAAAATCGAAGCACCCGAGCAGAATTTGCCCGAACATATCGAAGGTCCAGTTCGACGCTTCGGAGAGGTTGCCAATGCCGGTGCGCGGAGTGCCGTAGTGGCCGGTGCCATAGACTCCCGCGCCGTAGCCGGCCGCGGCGATAGAGGTTTCAACGCCGGCGACGAAGCCCGCCGGCGTGATGTCGGTGAGGCTGTCGCTGTTCCACAGGAAGGCGCCCGTGTGGCTACCGATCGCCGCGTAGCGCTCCTTCTGGTCGTTGAGGCGAAACGCTAGGATCGCCCGCGCCTTTCCCGTAATCGCGCCGGACGTCGGGACAAGTGCCTGCCAGCCGCCAACCTGAGCCGGAACGCCGTCGCGAAAGCGAACGAGATCGCCGTCGACCCAGCGCAGCTTTGAAGCGCGTTTCGACCGATTAGCGTAGATGCCTGGACTGAAGGCCATTTCGGAGCGGGCGAAGGTCATTCGCTCCCCCCGCCCGTAGCGTCCGCCTCGAGTGAGATGGTCGCCGTGTCGAGGATAACCCCATCGCTCACGCGGCGAATTTCAATCTTGATCGAGGCAAGCGTGGCGGTCCACGTGCGGGTCGTCGACAGGGCTTGCCATACGCCGGTCGTGCCGGTCGTGAGTGCCCCGCTCAGCAGCGTTGCGCGGGCTTCGAAGCTGCCGGCCGAACCACTGTCCAGCCACGCTTCGAGCAGCGCCGACGCTGTCGGACCATAGACGTTCCCGTCGGCGTTCAAATTATATTGGCACGCAGTCCCGTGAAGCGACGTGCGGACGAGCGTTTGGTTGTCGATGCTGACAGTGCCGCTTCCGCCACCGCCGCTCACGACGTTGAGCTTGTGCGTCTTCGTCGCCGTGTCGTTGTAGGACACGCCGCCAATGACCGCCACGCACTTGATCGTGCAGGAGGCGGTCGTTCCGGCGGCTCCAGTGTTCGTGAGCTTGATGCTCGCCGTCGCGGTCCCTTGGCCTGAGACGATGGTTGCAGTGCCGCCGGTGGCGCTCTGGATGCTCCAGACGATCGAGCTGGGCGAACCGCCGGTGAACGCCGCGGTGAAGCTGCTTGTGTTGTTGTTGACCGTGTCGCTGTTCGTCGCCTTGACTGACGGCGTGACGGAGACGCTCGCGCCGGCGCCGCCACCGCCGACGTCATATGCGGTCTTCAGCAAGCCCGCCGCGTCGCGCAGCTTGATAGTCTGGACGGTCTTCAGCGCGCTTGCCGCGTCCCGCACCTTCAGCACGGTTCCCGACTTTAGCGCGCTCGCAGCGTCGCGGATCGAAATGGAGCCCATCTAGGAGACTTGGATCCAGATATCGCCGGGAAGGGACGTCGGATCGGCCGCTCCAACGGCGGTGATGAAGATGCGGCCGGACGTGAGCGCTGGGTCGTTGTGGTAGGTGTGAACGCCCTTGCTCGAGCGGACAATGTTGCCCGTTACCGTGTCGCCGACTTTCGCGACGTAGGCCGTGTGCGTGTGCGTCGACGACGCATAGCCCGACGCGTCGATCCCATCGAGCTTGTCGGCGTCGAGCCCCGAGCCGGATCCGTCGACGGTGAGCAGCGCCGTGAGAATGTCCGCCGCAGACGGCGTGCCGCCAAGCGCACCGGAGTCGACCCCGTCGACCGTGTCGGCATCAAGCCCGGAGCCAGGGCCGTCGACCGTCTTGATTTTCGCGAGTACGTCCGCCGCCGTGTACGATGCCGCATTGAGCTTCGTCGCGACGAGGTCGGCGAGCACTTTCAGCTGCGCGTCGATCGCCTGAAGGTCAGCGTTGAGCTTGTTGCCCCAGGTATTGTCCGAGGCGCCTTCTTCCGGCTTCGTGAGGTTGTAATTCGGAGTGAAGGTATCGGCCATTGTTCCCCCTACCGGCGCCCGTGCGCGGCAATGTGCAGGTCGTCATAGGGCTGGATGGTCCCGCCGCGTTCGTCGCCGCGCAGCTGGTCGTCGCGGTCCTCCATCCGGCCAATGTGGGCTTCGAAAGCCGAGTTGTTGCGCTGGGCCTTGGCGTCGTCGTGCAGGAACTCCAGCGCGACGAGCGCCTTCGCTCCGGCCAGGACCGCCTGTTGATGCAGCCCGAGCGTGACGGGCGGGCTTTCGACGGCGTCCTCCAGGAGGTCCGGGCACTTCGCCTGAAACATCAGCTCGAACCGCGTCGAGGCGGGAGCAATGCAATCGAAGAAGGCGATGCCGTTGCTGATCGCGTAGCAGGTCGGGATGCCGCCCGCGTTGCCGACCATCTCGCGGAGCTTGGGCATGGGCACCAATTCCAGCGGGTCGGAATAGGGATTGTCGCCGTTGAAGACGGAGAGCGACTGGACCGCTCCGCACGCGGCCGGAAGGTCTAGCTGGTTGCTGGCGAAGCCGAGCTCAATCGCGCTGGTGATGTTCTCCAGCCACTGCCATTTGCGGCGGCTCTCAATGTCAAGAATGGAGGCGTGGAGCGCCCGGTCGACAACGTCGTCGGGGATAGCTGTGCTCCCCTTGCGCCAGAGATCCAGTCGGACCTTGTCGCGGGCCGCAGACCACGTCAGCGATGAAACGCCACCAATGACCCACGGCATACCCCACGCCTCCCCCTAATCGACGGACTGCTCCGCCGCCGCTTAGTGCTGCAGCTGGACGTCCGCCGTGACGGTCGCGGCAGCAGCGACGTTAGCGCCGCCGACCACAACCACGACTTCGTCGCCCGCCTGGACGTCGATCGGACCCAGCGTGTTCGCGTTGGCGTAGCCCGCGGCGCCGCCAGCCGTCGCGACGGTCAGGTCGCGAACGAGCGCGCCGGCGCGGTAGAGCGACAGCTTGACGGTGCAGCCAGCGCCCAAGGTCGCCGACTGAGCAATGTCCGCGTCGATGATCCGACCCGCACGCGCCACGGCGAACAGTGGGCAATAGTCGCCGTTGGCCGGTCCGCCAGCAGCCGGAAAGGCTGCGTCGCGGCGCACGTTGTAGAGGCCGACGTCGAGAAGCGGCGTGATGGTCGCCGCCAGGAGGAAAGTTGCAACTCGAGCCATGATATTCTCCGTTCTAGGCGAGGGGCCGAAACCCCCCGCCGCTCACTCAGGTCAGGCGTGCGACTTCGCGGCCGTTTCCAGCGCGAAGGTTGCGAAGTCCGACTGGTTGTTGAAGACCGTCTTGTTGATGCCCCAAATGAGCGTCGCCGAGACGCCGTACCGCTTGCCGTAATCGAACGTGCGGTCGGTTGCCTTCAGACGTCCCTTCTCGTCGGTCCCGTTGCCGTAGGCAGCGACCGCCGCCTGAGCACCGAGAACGAGAGCGCGGGCGCCCGCGATGTTGCCGCCAGCGCCGCCGTTCGAGAACGTCGGGACGCGGGTCGACTCGATCATGAGCAGATTGCGGTAAACGCCGAGCGTTTCGCCCCAAATGGGGTTGTCCGCGATCTTGCCGCCCATCATCGCGGCCTTCTGAATGTCGAACCACTGGCCCGCGCTAGTGTTCGCCCGGAGGTCGTTCACCTGGTACGGGTGCATGATAACGACGAACAGCTGCTTCCCGTCGAAGGAAGCCGGCCGCATGGTCGGGGAAGCGAGCTTCAGCGCTTCAGCGACGCGGTCGAGGACGGTCAGCGTCATCACGTCGCCGACAGCCAGGCCGTTGCGCGCCACGACGCCGGTGCCGCCAAACATGATGCGGTCAGCAGCCGGTGCGGTGAGCGCGTTGCCGCCGAGGAAGCCCGACGGGTGGTAGTACGACACCGCGGCGCCGCGCAGCGGCATGCCGGAGAGCGCCTCGAAGAACGTCGTGTCGACGTAATCCTCGATCCACTCCTCGAGCGCGGCCTTGGCTTCGGCGCGAACGTCGAAGATGGTCCGCTGTGCGGAGAGGTTGAGGTCGACCTTGATCGCGTGGCGCTTCTCGCCAAGCGTCAGGTCGAAGTAGCGGAAGTCCAGACCCTCTTCCTTGCCTTCCAGGGTTTCGTCGTCCTGGACGCCGATCCCGGTCGGAAGCGAGCGCAGCTGGAAGCGGACGCGGTCGCCCTCGCCCTTCTTCAGCTCGTCCTTCACCTGAACGATCGCGCGATCCGACGTCCCCGACAGCTTGCCGTAGAGGGTCGTCTTGACCGCGTCGTTGAAGACTTTGCGTGCCCATACTTTGACAGCAAGGGCCGACGCACTCGTGATGGTGGTCGATGCCATGATGTTTGGGGCCTCCCAGCCCGGTCGATGCAAGAGTTGACGGAGGTTCCCGTTGAGGCTGGGAAGCCGCTGCGCGTTTGAGTGCGCGATCCTCTTGCGACCCGATCAGGCTGGGACGCTTACCGCTGCCCATTAAGGCCGGGCGTGGCCGCTCGCCGTTTCGCCGGCGGGTGCGGAGCGGTCCTGCTATTCCGCGTGAACGCGGTAGAACAGGTCGTCGTCTTTGTCGGTGGTTTGCTCCTTAACGCGCTGCTGCCGCACCATCTCGACGATGTGCGACTGCGCTTCAGAAGCGCCCCCCGCCGGAATGAGTATCACAGTTACGTCGTCCGATCCACAGTCCTGAGCGGCGGCGATTTCCGCATAGCCGTGCAGGATGGAGGGAGCGTCCCCTTCGGCGGCGCCGGCCTCGAAGAAAACGGGAGTAGCACGACCATCGGTAGCAAGCAGCCGCTGACGCACGGACTCGAACGAAGCTGTCGATTTCTCCGCTTCAATTCGTCGCAGCCCATCGGGGCTGAGGAGCCCGAGCACCGCGTCCAAAGACACACGCCCAACCCGGGCTTCAACCGGGCCTACGGTGCACCTTGCGAACGGGGCGGCTGGAGCGGGAGCTTCCGGTTCATCGGCTGGCGGATCGACTTCTTCGGGCGCCTCCGGGGCCGGCGCGTCCTCCGTCGTCTTAGTGCTCGCCTCAGTCGGTTGCTCCGCAGCTTCCGGCGCTGGTGTCTCCGCAACCTGTTCGGGCGCGGGGCCTCCAGCTGTCACCACGTCGACGGGACCCGCGCCTTGCGGCTCGGTTGGCTTCTCAGGCTCAGGAGCCGTCGTCACCACGTCAACGGGCTTGGGCGCCGCTGGCTTGCGCTTCGCGGTCGTCCTTTTGGTCGCTGCTTTCTTCCTGCTCGGCTTTGCCATGCTACTCCCTTTCCCGGCCGGTCACTCCCTCTGGACGCACCGACCGAAACTTGTGGTTGAACTTACGCCGCCTTCAGCAGCGCATCGAGGACAGCCGGATCGAGCTTGTTGAATTCTTCGTCCGACATGTTCGCGATTTCGGCGAGTTGCTGTTCGACGGTCTGTGCCCCGCGAGCGCCGCGCGCCGCACCGCCGCCCAGCGTCTTCTGCGGGTCCGGCGCCGCAAGGCGCGGGTCGATTGGCGTCGCCTGAAAGCCGGGAAGGGCCTCCAGGTTGATGTTCCCGTAGCGGTCCATGATGCCCGCCTTCATCAACCGCGCCGTATGGCTCGCGAGGTAGAGCGCGATGAGCGGACGGCCGTCGTCGATCGCGTTCACTTCGTCGTCGCTATAGCCGATCTCGTTCGCGAGCTTGTGCATCCCCGGCCAATTCGTACCGAAATCGGGAATGTGCGCGTCGGCGAACTGGATCGCCTCTTCGACGCGGGCGGCTTGGACTTCGCTGTCCGCCTCCTGCAGCTTTTGGTCGACGATAGCCTCGAACAGCTCGGAGACGGCCGCATCGGGATCCTCCCCGACGCGCTGGCGGAACTTCTCCTTGAGGTCGGGGGCGGCGGTCGCCAGCTGCTCGCGACGAGCTTGGGCGGCACGGGCGCGCTCCGCGATCGCACTGACTTGCGAGCGGGTCCGGCGATTGTCCGCCGCTTCACGGCTGGCACGCTTGGTCTGTTGGAAGAGCAGCCGCTGCAGCTCCTCCGGCGTCTTGTCCTTGTGCTTCTCCAGGAACGCGGCGAGCTCCTGTTCCTCCGTCTGAGCGGGCGGCTCTTCGGCGGGCTTCGGAGCTTCAGCGGCCGGTGCCTCGCCGGGCTTGGGCGCTTCGGCCGGCGCGGGATCCGGCTCCTTCGCCTGGCCCGCCGCGGCGAGCGCCTCTTCGACGGAACCCTCGCCTTCCTCTTCGGCGGGCGGAATCGCGTTCGCGTCCTGAAGCGCGGCCTCCTCCTCGGGAGAGAATTCTTCGTCGAACGGGGATTTGTCGGCCATTGGAGCAGTCCTTTACTGAGCCACCGACGGCGGCTGGTTGGGGTCGGCGGGGACGGGTGCGCCCGGAGGCGGCGGGAGCATCGCCGGCATTCCCGGTTGCCAGCCGGGCGGCGGAAGCATGTTTTGGAGCGTCAGGTGCCACGTGAGCATGCGCTTCCACGCGTCGCGAATGCTCGGGTTCATCGGTAGCAGGTCGATGAATTCGGGCGGGATCGGCACGCCAGTCTGGATCAACTGCGGAAGCGTCGTCTGCATGACGGTGAGCGTTTCCATCCGGTCGTTGATCGACGCGTTCGTCTCTTCGACCTTGAGGTCGAACTTGCCCTCGGTCATCTCGAGCGTCGCTTCGACCCAGCCGGCCTTGTCTTCGCCGAGAATGCGGAGGCGGCGCCCGGGCTTGATGTAGCGCTGCATGTACGCGAGCAGCACCTTGCCGACGTCGAGCTTCGAGCGGCGGTAATTGTCGAAGATCGGCGCGAGGACGGTCGTCGCCGCCTTCTTCCGCATCTCCATGACGACGCCGGCGTCGGGCGTGCGCTGGCCGGTCATCTCCGTGTTGATGCCGGTGATTTCGCGGAGCTGGTTGGGCCGCGCCATTGCAAGCTCAACCAGGTGGCGCGGGATCGGCGGCGTCTCGATTTGTTCGGGCTTGCCGCGCGTCGCGTTGTATTCGAGCAGCTTCCCGGGCTGCGCCAGCTTCGTCTCCCACTCGTTCTTGTTGTGGAAGCTCCCCTTCGGACCCATCCACGAAGCGGTCGGAAGTTGCTGAATTAGCTGGATAATCGCCGACTGCTCGACGTTGTGCTGCCGCTGAACGTCGAGCGCCAGCATCAGCAGCCCGTACCAATGCCGCTTGTCCTTATCGAACATCGCGCCGAACCGGACGTAGGGAAAGCGCCGCAGCCCCTTGATTTCGTTCTTGCGCTTTTCGAGCAGGACGTCGCCGCAGAAGAACGCCTGATAGAGGCAGCGTAGCGGACGCTCCTTCGACTGCAGCGGCGGCGGCATGGGCCCGGGGTCGATCGGCTGCGGACCCAGCGGTCCCTGCTCGAACTGTGGGTTCAGCTTCTGGAGCAGCCACGCCTTCTGCGCGGCCGAGCGCTCGGCGCTCAGTTGTTGAAATTCCTCCGGGGTAACTTCGTCCAGGTCGCCGGTCTGCTCGTTCAGGACGACGTGGCCGGGCTCAATCTGCGCCCACCATGCCTCGACGATCATCCACTGGCGCTCGGCCGCGTCGCAGATTTTCGGGCCCGCCGTTTGATCCGGCGTGAGGTACACGTCGCGGTAGCCCTTGCCGTCCGTCTCTTCGCCGGGCTCCATCTCCAGCGTCTTCAGCCGGAGCTGCTCGAGCTTCCCGGGCCAGCGGGCGTCAATCTCGTCTTCCTCGAACATCTGGCCGCGGAAGAAATGCCGCATGTCCTCGCCGGTCGGATTGGTCGACAGCGGGTCGCCCCAGCACTCGTCTTCGTCGACGAACTCCAGCCGAATTTGCCCGTCGGGATCGCGGAAGAAATCGACGTCGGGAACGACCCAGCCCTCGCCGACGCCAACGCCGGCGCGGAACATCGACGATAGCGAGAATTCGCCGCCGCACTGTTCCATGACCCACTTGAGGATGCGACCCCAAGCAGCGGCAGAGACGTCGTCGCCTTCCTCCTCGCCGTAGAACTTGAGCTCCTGGCGGTTGCTGCGCTCCTCGCCTTCGACGGCGGCGAGCATGGTCTGCAGCAGGTTCAGCGTGAGCGTCGTCCGCTTCAGGCCCGACATGCGGTTTTTGTCCGCTTCTTCCCACTGCTCGTTGGCGAGCGCGGCCCATTCCTTCTTCCGCGCGGCACGCCGCTTCGAGTGGTGGTCGACCGCCTTTTTCAGCAGAGTCCGCAGCTTTTTGACCAGGACGTCGTCCGGTTGCAGGAACATGCCCGTCGGCTTCGGCGGCTCCTGCCCTTGCGGATCCGTGGTCTGGACGTCTTCCCCGGGTGCGATCGGTTCGTCGTACATCAGTTGCTCATCCAGCTAAGGCCGGCGGGGACCGACGAGTTGTAGGGGTCGCGCCACGTATCAGTTTCGCGGCGGCGCTCCGGGAGCAGATCGAAGGGCACAGCGAACGTGAGTGCGAGCGCGTCGCCGACGTCGGGCGAGCGGACGCCGCGGCGGCGCATCTCCTCCTTCGTCTCCAGACGGAGCTTGCCGTTGACGTTCGGCTTTTTCTTGATGACGGTGAGGTCGTCGAACAGCTCGG